TGGCCCCCTCAAGTCTAAAATGGGGGGGTCTTATGAAGAGACTGAAGAGGTCTCTGAAGAAGAGATGGAGGAGTATGAATACTCCGATGAGCAGAAAGAGATGGCAAAAGAACTCGTCAAAGCTATGAAAAGCGGAGATGAGGAGACCGTCCTAATGGCAATACACGGAATCATGATGTCTTATGACTGATTACGTTACCCTCACAGAGTTGAGGACTCTGACACGGCAACGTGCAGACATGGAGAACAGTCAGTTTGTGGATGACACTGAACTCACACGGTATCTCAATAACTCATGGGGTGAGTTGTATAACCTCATAGGTGAGAACTTCAATGAGGACTATTTCACCACTTCCAGTACGATCTCCCTCACCTCTGGAACGGATTCGTACAGTCTGCCATCAGATTTCTACAAACTGAGAGGGGTGGATTTGGTGGTAACGTCCACTGAATCTGTCCCACTCAGACGTTACAATTGGGCACAACGGACAAGGAACTCCCTCACCGTCTATGCAAGGGACTACCGATACCGTTTACAGAAAAACTCGATTGTGTTCACACCTGTACCGTCAACTTCTGACAGTATTAAAGTGTTCTACATCCCGTCACCTCGGAAACTGGAGTCTGTCACTCCCTCTGGAGTCACCAGAGGAAGTACCACCACCTACACGGTGAGCAGTCACTCGTTCGTTGCAGATGATGTGGTGAATGTCTCAGGGTTTCTGGCTACGGATTACAACTCTCAGCAAACGGTTCAATCTGTTACGGCAACTACGATTGTCACAGACCTGGACTCTTCTGCCCTGTCTGCACCCACATCCATTGGAACTGTGGAGTCTGTGTTTGACTTCTACACAGGATGGGATGAGTACATCATTGTAGACTCTGCAATTAAAATGTTGGTCAAGGAGGAGCAGGATGTCACAGGACTTATGGTGCAGAAGAATATGTTGAAAGAGAGGATGATCACTGAGTCCCAGAACCGGGATGCAGGAGAACCACAGACCGTCACCGATGTGGTCAGTTATCAGAAGTTCTATTACGCATGAGCAGAGTCAACTTTACACAGATCCACTCAGAGAATGCAGAGGTCAACCGTCTACAAAGTCATATCAAGACTACACTCTCACCCCTCCTGCAGTTACCCATATCAGACGGGGTGCTCATCAAGGATCTGTCTATTGAGACCACAGATACCAGAGTCAATCATGGTCTGGGGAGAACCTATGAGGGTTTTATCATTACACGATTACAGAGTAACTCCGTGATCTTTGAGTCAGACACCGAAAACACAGACAAGAACCTGTTCATCTTACTGAAGGGTTCTGCAACTGCTACTGCAGACATTTACTTTTTCTAGGAGTTAGAGATGACCACTACCAACATGAGTCTGAATGAACCCTCAGTTGGGGTCACTACAGGTCCAGATTGGGCAACTCAGGTCAATGAGAACTTTGAGACCATAGACACCCACGATCACACCAGTGGTAAGGGGGTCCAACTCACACCGTCTGCTCTGAACATCAATGCAGACCTAGAGTTCAATAGTAATGCTGCCATCGAACTGAAACGTGTGACCTTTGACTCTGGGGCAACGGGTTCTGGGACTAATTATTCAGTGTATCAGCAAGGGGGAAACCTTTACTGGTACAACGGTTCAGGACAAGCAGTGCAGATCACCAACGGTGCATCAGTGAAGACCACGGGGGGATCAATTGATGGAATGTCAGGTACTGATGCTCAAGTGTTATTTGGATCAGGGATCTACCGTTTTGAGTTTGACACCAATCTAACTCCTTTTAGTGGTTCAAAAATGGCTCATGCAGACATACTGCTCTACAAGTATGATGGGTCTGCAGGGTCTGATGCCTACGTCATATTAAAATACACAGGGTCTTCTGCAGGGTCCAACAACATCACGGTGCCAGATGAGACAGGCACCATGCTCACCACATCCACCTCTTTTGGTGGAAATATCTCCATTGCTGCAACTGGTGGGTCAAACACGATAACTTTAGATGCTGAAGGTGACATCAATCTGGACTCAAACTCTGGAGTCCTGACTTTCAAGGATAATGGAACTGCAATCGGAAAAATCAGCAACTCCTCTTCTGATCTAGTCATCGAGAATGAAGTAGACGCTAAGGACATCATATTTAAGCAATATGACGGCAACGAGGTTGTCAGGATGGCAGATGACCGTAGACTCTACTTTTTTGACAAAGGAGGTGAATACATTGTCGGAGATGGAACTGATCTGACGGTTGCATCTGGTGGAGCAATCAACCTGACCGCAACCACGGACGTTGTTGTTCCTGCTAATGTAGGAATTACATTTGGCACTGGTGAGAAGATAGAAGGAGATAACACTGACCTGACACTGACATCTGGTGCAGACATTAATCTGACTGCAACCTCTGATATTAATGTTCCGTCTGGCGTTGGTCTGACTTTTGGAAATGATGGTGAAAAAATTGAGGGGGATGGAACGGATCTGACAATAGCCTCAAGTGCAACCCTGAACGTCAACACTGGATCTGCATCTGGTAATGATCTCAAGGTCAATTCCACGCATTTTGTAGTTGAAGGGGATTCTGGACGGGTAGGAATTGGCACTGCGAGTCCTGAAGCCAACAGCTCACTTCATATTGATTCTACTGGCTACTATCCAATACTTGTAAACACAACTGCTGTTGGTGGTGGAGGACTAACTGTAAGACATAGTGGTAATCAAAAAGCATACTATGGCTCAGGAGGTTCTACACATTTAACAGGATCAAGCACTGACGATGCTCTGATTAGGGCAACTAATAATTTTCAAATAGCAACTGGTGGAAATAATCTAAGATTTACAATTAACTCCTCTGGAAATGTTGGAATTGGAGTCACACCTGAAGCAGTTGATACTAATTACAGAGCATTGCAAATAGCTGGAACTGTCGGATTACAAGGAACGGCATCACAAGCTGCTGGTTCTATTTTAGCACTTACAAATAACGTATATCGAGCGACTGATGCGACCTGGAAATACATAGTCGCTGATGAAGCATCAAGATATGACCAATTTGATGGAACACACGTTTTTAGAGTAGCTGGGTCAGGTTCTGCTGATGCAACAATAAGTTTCACTGATGCGTTGACGATTGCTAATGATGGAAATGTTGGGATTGGCACTGGTACCCCTGGAAATAGAAGACTAAGGATAATTGGCCCATCGTTTGACCCTAATGTTGGTACAGGCACATCAAGTACAAATGTCGCAACAGTACAAGTGACATCTACAGAAACCACTGGTATGGGGGCAATTGCTATTGGTGGTAATGATAATTGTGGAATTTTTAATTCGTCTGGGATTCAATTAGGTTTGCAGTCCAGAGGTGATATGAACTTTTACGTTCAAGACGTAAACACTGACAAATTTGGTGATAAAGCCAGAAGAATGACTATTGCCAACAATGGCAACATTGGTGTTCCTGGTAACGGTACTGCAATTTACAATGCTTCTGATCAAAGACTTAAAGAAAATATTGTAAACCTAACTAATTCACTTAATAAAATTAATCAGATGCAAGGAGTTCAATTTAATTGGATACCAGGCTTTTGCGATGAAAATGATGGTAGAATTTCTTATGGTCTGATTGCTCAAGATGTTCAATCAATTGACGCAAATCTTGTGAATTCTTTTACAACTGATTCGGTTATAGTTGGTGATTTAACTATAGAAAATCCTCTTACTGTAAATGAAAAATATATTATCCCAATGTTAGTTGAAGCAGTTAAAGAACTTTCAGCAAAAGTAACCGCTTTAGAAGGAGCATAAATGACATTAGAAGAGATCCAAAAAGAAATAAATCAAACAAAGAATGAACTGGCAAAAGTTCCACAAATAGAAGCACGATTGCACCGTTTACTCGGCATGGAAGAGATTTTATTAATGCAAGAAGAGGAAAGCAATAAACCTGATCTCAAGGTTGCTACCTCTGATGCCACTGGATAAAGCACTCATCCCTGTAGATCTGTCTGGTTCTCTTGACACCAAGACAGATCAGAAGATGGTTCTGCCAACAAAACTGACAGAACTGGAAAACGGAGTTTTCACCAAAGGGTCCACCATTACCAAGAGGAATGGGTACTCTAAACTCAGTCGTTCTATCTCTGGGTCTACCTCCTCAATCAGTTCTGGAGATGCACTCTCCACATTCCAGGATGAGTTGCTGCTTTTCTCTAACTCAGAACTGTATTCCTATGTTGATGGAAGAGATGAGTGGGTAGATAAGGGTGGATCTCTCAGTGTCAATGTGTCCTCTGAGGACATCATACGAAATGATTTTGAGCAATCCTCTCCAGACATTGCTTATGGCAATGGTCTGTACTGCATAGCATGGGAGGATACTCAAGGAGGAGTCAGAGCATCAGTCATTGATGCTACCAGTGGTGCATTCCTGCAGAACAATACTTCGATCTCCACCACGGCAAAACTACCCCGTGTAGTAGAATTAGATGGCAGACTTGGGGTGGTTTATGTTGAGGACTCTGATGATGATATAGACATCAGACTGATTGACAATGAGAACCCAACTATTTTTGAGTCTGCAACGCAATTAGCATCCAATGCAGCAACCAGTGGGCAACAACTGGACGTTACAAAATACAATGCCAAGGATGCAGTCTTTGCTTACAGAAATGCTTCTAGTCAAGTACAGGTTGCCTATATCTCTTCAGAAGGGACCGTTGGTGGTCCTGCAAACGGTTACAGTTCTCCTGCCACAATAGCATCAGATCCCAAAGACTCTCTGGCAGTCTTCAAAGACCCTAATAATGACAATGACATCTATGTGGCATATAGCACAGATGCCGGGAGTGCAGGTCTTAAACTAACAAGGTTGATTTTTGATCTCACTGCAGTGGACACAGAGACAGTGGAGGGTACCAGTACCGTGATCCCCCGTGTGTCTTTGACCACAGATGGGACTGATATTGTCGTTCTTTATGAGCATGATGCCACGAATGATTATGACCACTTGGTAAAGAAGGCAACCTATGATGTCAGTGCATCTTCAATAGGGTCTGCTTCAGTCATTAAGAGAAGTGTGGGACTAGCATCCAAGGGGTTCTATTACAACTCCAAGACTTACATGGTGGTAGTCCACGCATCAGATTTGCAGAGTACCTATTTCCTGATGGATACCACAGGTCTGGTGGTAGCAAAGATGCAGACCAGTGTAGCAGGAGGACTTCCAGGAGACTCTACATTGTGCTTCGTAACAGATGATGCGAGCACTGGAATCTTTAAGTTTCCATCTCAGGTCAAAACCCGTTTAGTAAGCAGGGATGATGATGTTTATAGTCTGAAAGGAATCAGTCTTTCTACAGTGGACTTCACCCAATCTGCATCTTTTCAGGGTCTGGAGTTGGGTGAGAATCTTCACATTGCAGGGGGGTTTGTCAGTGCTTATGACTCACAGAACATTGAGGAGCATGGGTTTCACCTGTTTCCTGAGAATGTCACTGCAGCCTTGGCAAGTGGTGGTTCCCTCACATCTGGGGGGTCTTACCAGTTCAGAGTGATCTATGTCCACACAGACTCACGGGGTCAGATCCACAGGTCTGCACCCTCTGTGGCAGTCACAGGATCTCCTTCAGGGGGAAACCTCAAAGTCACACTGACCATACCCACTCTGAGGATTACAGAACACACCTCTGTCAATTGTGAGGTTTACAGAACTCAGAACAATGGGACTTTGTTCTACAAGGTGGGTAGTGTTGCAAATGACACCTCTGTGGATTCTGTAACCTTTACAGATGAAGGATCTATCTCAGACACACAGTTATTAGCCAAGGAGTTACTCTACACCAACGGAGGAATTGTGGAGAACATCAGTCCTCCTGCAACCTCAGTTCTTGGCACCTTCAATAACCGTCTGTTTGCAGTCTCTTCAGAGAATCCCAAACTGCTCTATTACTCCAAGAAGAGGGAAGCCAAGTCTCCAGTGGAGTTCTCAGATGTTTTCACCATCGTCATGAACAAAGCAGAGAAGGTCACTGCTTTGATCGAGATGGATGAGAAACTAATCATCTTTGAACCACAGAGGATCTTCTACATCACAGGTGATGGACCCACCCCTGCAGGACTGCAGAACAACTTCTCAGAACCTCAGTTGGTCACATCAGATGTGGGGTGCATCACACTGGACAGTGTAGTGCTCACACCTTTGGGGATCATGTTCATGTCTCAGAAGGGGATCTATCTCTTGGACCGCAAACTGGAGACTGCTTATGTGGGAGCAGCAGTTGAGACCTACAACTCTGAGACCATCACCAGTGCAGTCATGGTGGCAGACAGTTCTCAAGTCAGGTTCACCACTCAGAGTGGTCCCTGTCTGGTCTATGACTTCTATTATGGAAAGTGGAGTACCTTCACCAATCACTCAGGGACAGGTGCAGTCATTTGGAGGGCAACGGATAATTACACCTACCTCAGAACTTCTGGGGGTCTGGTCTACCAGGAAGACTCCACCAAATACACAGATGTGGATGCACAGGTAGCCCTCAAACTCACAACGGCATGGATCAAACCCTCCAGTGTTCAGGGTCTGCAGAGGGTGAGGAGAGCACTGGTTCTAGGAGATTATAAGTCAAACCACATCCTTCAGGCACGGGTTGCCTACGATTTCGAGCAGTTTTACAACGAAAAACACACCTTTGATTTCAGGACTGCCACAGGACAAAACGAGTATGGAGATGAGAGTCCTTACGGTTCTGAATACTACGGATCTGGGACCAACCGTATTGCATCAGGGGTGTACCAGTTCTCCATGCACCTTGCTCGTCAGAAGGTGAATTCTGTCCGTTTTGAACTGTCAGATACGGTTTCCTCTAATCCTGGGGAAGCCTACTCAATTACAAATTTAATGCTAGAAGTGGGAATAAAGAATACTCCTGCATCATTGCCACAACAAAAACTGGTCTAAGCCATGATGAATACACAGATGAACCCCGGTGGGTTGACTGATGACGAACTCCTGAGACTTGCAAGACTTCTTCAACAAACCAGAGGAGAGGGTCTGGCATTTATCAATCAGGGGGAAGCACAGATGCTCCGTGAAGCAGGAGGGTCTGGACAACCGATTCCTGGAACTCAGGGTTTTGGTGTAGGTGGGGGGCCGATTCGGAGTTATCA